GTAACAAGCTGTAAGCATGTTGATGGATAGACTCCATGTTTGCAAACGAACCCATCATCATTCTAGCTTCAGGCTTTCTAAAGATACGCATGTATCTATCAACGTAACCTGCACCAACATCTACATCTGATTGAGTAAACAATCTAAAGATTTGTGTCAGTAAATTCTTTTCTTTTGAGTCTAACTCTTGCCAGTCTTTAACATCGGTGTGTAAAGGTACTGACTCCGGCATCCAATGCATTTGGTTTTGTAAGACATAGTAGTCAAACATCCAAGGATTGTCGAATGGTTTGTAGTAATCTCTTGTGTCTAATAAGCTCATCTGTTCTCCTCGTTAAATCTCTTAACTAAATATTTAAAATTTTCAATTACATATCCTGCGTAATCTTTTGTTTTTGCGAATGGATTATTATTTTCATCACAATAATCTAACCACATCCTACTTGTAAAGCCAGAAAATTTTTGGCTAAACACATTTGTAAACTCTTCTTGTTTCATTTATCCCTCACAAGCTATACATTCAGCATCGTCTAATTTAATACGTTGTACTTTAGTGTTAACATTCTCTGCATTTCTAGCAGCATTAGTTCTGAAGTAATACAAAGACTTTAGTTTATTCATTCCATACCAATGTACATCATTGACGTACTGCATGTACTCATCATGTACTTCTTGTGGCTCAGTAGCTTTGGGAAGTGTAAAGAAAAGATTAACTGACTGTGCTTGGCATATAAACTCTTGTCGTTTAGATGCATGTTCAACAATCCATATTTGGTCTATCTCATTAGCAGTTTTAAATATTTCTTTTTCATCGTCAGTAAGAATATCAAGGTGTTGCACTGAACCTTCATTACCTGCAATGTCTTTCCACAAGACAGTCAACTCATCTTTCTTTAATCCTTTATCTTGTAATACCTCTTCTAGGTATTTGTTCTTAACTTGGAACGAACCTGAGAGAGTCTTGTGCGTATAAACGTTAGCACGATATGGCTCAATCGAAGGAGAAGTACCGCCACATATAATACTAGAACTAGCGTTAGGTGCAACAGCGAGTAGATTAGCGTTCCTCCTGCCACTACCACTGACATCAGGAGCTTCACCCCTGTCCTCTGCAAGTCTTTCAGAAGCTCTGGTTGCCTGTGTCTTAATGTGTTTAAATGCTTTGTAATTAAAGCCCGTAGCAAAGATACCTTCAAAAGGAATGTTGCGTGATTGGAGATACGAATGGAATCCCATCGCACCAAGACCCAACGACCTTTCTCTATAAGCTGAGTAGGCAGATTTAGTAAAGCCTTCCCTACCTTCTTTAATGTGTTTTTGAAATCTTTTAAAGTTTGCATTGTACTCTCCTAAGTTGTCTGTATCTACTGCGTTGTCGATGTAATGTTGAAGTACATTATCTAACATGGTTATTAAATCATCAATGAACATAGGATTCTCTGACCATTCATCAAAGTATTCTAAGTTTACAGAAGACAAACAACATACTGCTGTTCGTTCTTCATTAGTAGGTAAAGTAATCTCAGAACAAAGATTGCTCTGTTTAATTTCTAATCCTAAATCTTTTTGTTCTTTAGGTAAGGCTTCGTTACATGTATCTATATTAACCATGTATGGCTCACCTGTCTCTGCTCTAGCATTAATTATCTGCCACCATAAGTCTCTAGCATTTACAATCTTAGTAGGCTCATTAGTCTTAGGGTCAATCAATCTAAAGTCTGCATCTTCTTCAACAGCTTTCAAGAACTCATTGGTAATGTTGATACCATTATGAAGATTAAGATTCTTGCGATTGATATCACCACCGGATTCTTTACGCATGTTAATAAACTCTTCAATCTCAGGGTGAGATATATCCATGTATGCAGCGTAAGAACCTCGTCTTGTTGTGCCTTGATTAAAGGCTAACATCTGTGAATCAACTACATGGATGAAAGGAATTGAACCAGTAGAACGACTCCCGTGAGTAGTAGATATACCGTTACTCCTAATATCTCCCCAATATCCACCAATACCTCCGCCTGAACTCGCCAACCATATATTCTCGTCATAGTGAGCAGATAGACCATCCCTGCTGTCAGGTACATAATTGAGGAAACAGCTAATAGGAAGCCCACGACTTGTTCCCCCGTTGCTAAGTATAGGAGTGCTAAACATGAACCAACAATTGGAACTGTAGTGATAAAGCCTTTGAGCCAATTCAAAATCCGTGTGACCTTTGTATGTTGCTCCGAAGACGGATGCTCTTGCGAATGCTTCTTGTGCATGTGTTTCATTCTCCCATAAATATCTATCCTTGAGAGTATCAAGGCTAAACTTATCTAATAGTTTTTCATTACTGTAATTAATTTTTATACCAAGATATTCCTTGATACCCACCTTGTCTTCGACCATTACGTGTTCTCCTTATCATGTATGTCAAGCATAATTATACCATAGTGTAATATTTTTAGCAAGTCTTTTCTGTTCTTTCCGTCTTTATTCCCATAGCGTTTAGCGTACTTCATAATATTACCAAGACTAAAGCCCTCACCATGTCCCGAATCAATAATAACATCGGTAGCCTGATATTTATCGGATGCATAATGCTGACTGTATGTAGCATCAATGTATCCTTTAAGTTCTTGTAATAGTTTGTCTTCATTAAATTTATAATTCATCTGTTCTCCATTCTTTCGGTAAAGTATCTTCACTGTACCACCTAAAATTATTTTTTTCAGCCCACTCAGCATGGGTTCTTTTTGTTCCGTCTTTTCTTTTTTTAGCTTGAGGCATTGGGGCATAAGGACTTAGAAATAAAAACACCAACTCAAACTCTCCTATCTGTTCTTCTAAAGCTTTTCTTATCCAAATATATTTACTGTACTCTGCGTAATCCCAAAATCTACCTTTAGCTTCTAATAATATTGTTTGACCATTAATCGTTTTAACAAAGTCAGGCTCGTAATTGTGTTCAACTACGTATGGTATTTTTTCTGAATGATGATTCCACTTTTGTAAAACAGTAGAATGTAGAGTTTGTTCCCATTTAGAATCATATCCTTTTGGAACATTCTTTTCTGTTGGTCTTATCTTCCTTGGTTTTCTAAAGCCAACCATTATATTATATCCGAGTACTGGATTTTGTCAAGAGGTTTAGACTTTAATTTACGTTTAATTAACTTGCCAAACCATCTTGGAGTATAAGAAGAAACTAAAAATTTATTGTTTGCAAACATATGAGTTTCAGTTGGCATATAATTTTGATAGTTTTTAACCGAAATTTTCTTTTGTTCTTCTTCTATGAGCATAGTTTTTAACCACTCAACAACAAACTCAATTGATTTTTTTCTTATTGCTTTAGATTTTTTTCCGTTCATCTGACTTCCTCCACGTTAGGTTCACTAACAATTTTTGTAAAATATACAGGTCCTTTTGCATAATTAAACACACGCAATCCCTGCCCATCGTTAGCATCTTTATGACATTCAAACTTATGAGGACACCATGAACAACCTCTTGCAACTTTCATATTACCTGCTTTACCTTCCGGTATAGGAGAGTAACAAAAATCCGGAGGAGTGTCTGAAGCAATAATATTTTTTACGTTTTTAATTTTAGATTTAATATTTGGCTTATCTATATCATCAGGAATAAACATAGTTAACTCACCTGTTTCTTTATTCATAACAAGAAAGCCACCTGCATTAGTTTTTTCTGCAGCTTCATACCCTGCCAACTGAGAAAGATATCCAAACGCATCGTCTTCTGCCAATGTTCCTTCTTTAAATTTCTTAAAAGCATAACCTGAAGCAGTTTTAACATCTACAACTTCGCCATCTATCATACAATCCATGTGTCCTTTGATACCACTTACAGTTATTTCTTTTTGTTGTGCCGTAAGTTTATGTCCTGATAATTTAACAAAGAACAAAATTAATACTTCCAACAAATGTCCATACAAAAATTTAATTTGAGTGCTTGGTTGTAATTTTTCTGTCGTATCAGCTTGGGTGTGAGTATCAAACCAAAGTCTTCGTTCAGGTCTACCTACATTTGACATACGTAAAACAGGTTTACCTTCTACGTTTTGTGGTGTAGCCCAATGTCTTAACGCATCAGTCATATCTTTACCAAATTCTTCAAACATTTCTTCTGAAATATTTAATTCGTTTCCCTCGGTAAGAGAATCTAATACGCTGTAAATATCTGCTACTAAATTATTTAGTTTCTTTTTCATTGTCTGCCTCCTTAAAGGCTTTAATTACATCTGATGAAAATAGTTTTTGTAAATTTACAAGAAACATTCTACTTGCTTTGTGGTCACCACCACTAACAGTTTTAAATGTATCAAGTTTATCTACTATAGTTCTAAGAACATCTGTTTTAAACACAAGAGTACAAAATTCATTGTCTCCTACACAAAGATTATGAAACCAGTAATCAGATTCTGTTGCTCTAATTCCTGAAGGTTTACCCCATGATTCATATTCAATACATATGTTTCCGGACTTCTGCCATAAATCTTTTTCAGATTTAACTTCAATCTTTTTATTAGTTAGCATGTCTGCTATCTTTTCTTCACGTATTGTACCATATTCTAGGTCAATGTCAAACTTTTTTCTGTTTTCTTTAGTGGGTTTCACTCCAATTATCTCCTATCTTGTATTCACCATCCATTGGACAGCGAAGATTAAAATGTTCACCTGCTTCTATAATACTTTTAACAGCAAGTTCACCTGTAAATTCTGCTTGAGATTCTTTCACCTCAATTTGCCACTCATCGTGTATGTTTGCAACAAATTTATAATCAATTGTATTTAGTCTAAGCAAACTATCTAACATAATTAATGCTTTCTTCATGAGAATAGCACCTGCACCTTGTAATAAAGTATTTAAAGCTGCATGTTTATGTCTTAAAAATATTTTACGACCATCTAATCCTTTAAGGAATTTTTTTTCTGCTGCGATATCAACTCTGTTCTTAAGAGTTGCAAGTGCTGGTAGACTACTAAGAAAGCGTTCTCGCAAGAGTTTACCATCTGCTCTGCTTCCTTTAATGATGCTTCCAATCTTTTCATCTCCTGCTCCGTAAATGAGGGCATAGATGAAAGTTTTTGCCTCATCTCTTGATTTAAGTCCAGCAAACGTTTGGTTAGCTGTGTGAATGTCTCCGTTAATAATTTCATTTATGTATTCCTCGTCAGCCATGTAGTGTGCTAACATTCTTAGTTCTAATCCACTTGCATCTACACCTACAAGTTTGTATCCTTCGGGAACAGACCAACATGCTCGACACTCAGTTCCATAAGGACTGTATACAGCAGGTACTTGAGCCATGTTTGGACTTCGATGTGCCATCCTGCCTGTGATAGCACCAGTACATATGACTGAACCATGAACTCTGTCATGATTTAAAGCATCAATCCACGATAAAACTTGGGCAGCTCTTTTTTGTAAGAGTAAAAACTCTGCAATTAAACCGGCTTCTTTAATATGTTTTACTTTATTTAAAGTTGCTTCGTCAACAATCGGCTGACCTGTGGGAGTAAACCTTGTCGGTTTCCATCCAAAATCTTTTAAGTATTCACCTATCTGTTGTCGAGAACCAAGATTAAATTCTTTTAATTCTTGTCTCATAAAAGCTTTTATATTATTTGTTTTAACTCTTTCCGAGTATTCAATTTCGGTTAATCCTGATTTTGAAAGCGTACCATCTTTTTTTAATTTTGGTTTTACTTCTTTAATGTCTACCCATTTAGGTTTAAATGTTTCATGTACTTCAGTTTCGACTTCACTTTTTCTTTTATTAATTTTACTTAATAATAACATAGCTTCTTTCTCATCAAAGAAGAAACCATTTTCTGTTTGTTCTTGTAAAATTTTTGTGGTTTGATGTTCAATTAAAATTGATTCTTTTGAAAATCCAATACATTCTTTTTTTAAATAATTAAATAATGTTTTATTTATTTTAACATCTTTTATACAACGACTTAACATTTCCTCAGAAAACTGAGACCAATCATCATGTTGTTGTTTTTGTACTCCACCTAAACGATAGCCCCACTTTTCAATAGAATGTCCTCCCTCTCTTACTGGATTAGAAATCCTAGAAAGAATAAGAGTATCTAAAACTTTACTTGTTTTATGTAAATCAATATCATATAATTTTTTAATAACAGGTATATCATAGCCAATAATATTATGACCTATAAGTTTATCGGCTGACTGTAAAAATTTTATACCCTCTTTTATTTTGTCAGGTTTAAAAGAATAAACCTTATCGTTCTCATCGATAGCTACAATACACCATATAGTGTCGGCTTCAAAAAATAAACCATTAGCTTCAATGTCAAATACTAATTCCATACGTTCTCCTAAAATGGAATGGCATCACTGTCATGTAATAACTCTGAGTCTTCATACTCATGTAATCTCCCAGTGTCTTTATTATACACTAAAGATGTAGCGTTGCCAACATCTCCTGTATATCTAGACTTCAACACACGAAGATTCGTTGTGCGAGATTCTAAATCATCATCCGATTGTTGATTTCTTTCGAGGGCAATCACGCAATCTGATAATTGGGCTATACTATTTGAACCACGTAAGTGTGAAAGACTTACAGTAATACCATTCTCATGTCCTTTGTTTCCTTCAACTCTTCTAAGGTGAGAGACAAGGATAATCCCTGCACCTGTTTCTTCTACCATGCTACGTAGTCTGTGCATAATACTATCAATAGCTTTACGTTCATCACCATCAAGCATTGAACTAACAAGCATGTGTAGATGGTCTACAACTACCCACTTACAATCACAACCCACAATAAGGTAGCGTAGCTTAGCAAAGATTTCTTCAATATCATTAGCACCAAAGTGAGCATGAATAAATACTCTATCGTTTGCAAAAACTCTGTCAAACATATTTGTCAATTGATTCTCTGTGTAACTATTACGAGTACTGTCAATGTATAGTTTATCGTTTGCTTCAATAGAAAGGATACCATCCACTGTACGTTTCCAATCTTCTTCCAAAGCAATGACTCCAACATTGTCATTTGTTTCTTTTATTAACCAATGTTCTAACTCACGAGTAACACTCGACTTACCTAGCCCTGTTCCACCTGTAAGAGTTACAAGCTCTCCTGCTCTCAGACCAAGAAGTTTTTTGTTTAAACCATCCCAAGGATACGGAACACTTTGTTTCTGTTCACGATTAAGAAACTCTTTTTGTTTATCAGCCACTCGAATAATCCCACTCGGTGTATAAACTTGTGCATCCCACCAAGCTCTTGTAAACTCTTGGTGTCTTCCTTTGTTCAGCATATCGTTAGGGTCTTTGTACCCATTAGGAAGCGTAACAATCTTTGCTTTGCCGGGCTTAAGTATTGTTGCGACTTTCTTTGCAGCATCTTCTCCTGCCTTATCTTTATCAAAACATATCACAACATTATCAAAACTTTCGACATACTCAATGCTTTCTTTAATGTCTGTGACTGCTGAAGCAGCACCACGTTTAATGGAAACAACTGCCCACTTACTACCTAACAATTCATAGGTAGCCATAGCATCACATTCACCCTCAACAATTGTCAAGTATTTACCACCCTCTTTAAATAAATTTTGTCCAAATAATCCCGAGCCCTGTATTGTCCCCTCAAAAGAGAAACGTTTGTCTCGTATGTATCTAATCTTCGTAGCACACTGTTCATGATTTATATAGAATGGATACAGGTGCTGTGCTAATTGACCTGCCCCATCATAAACAACCTTGACACCAAACTTTTCTGCTGTCTCTTTGCTTATATTTCTGTCGGTTAGCTTTGCAAAAATACCACCATGAGCATTCAAAACTTTAGGTGTGGGTGTGGATTTATTATAATTTTCTGTAGACATAACTGTTCCGTTTGAATATTTAGGAAAAAAGGCATCACAACTAAAACATTTAGCTGAACCATCCTCGTTTATTGAACATGCATCTGTGCTTTTACACTCGGGACAAGGCACATGATACTTTACAAATTTACTTTGATTCATAATTAATTCCTATAAAAAGAAAAGCCTCCCTAAAATAGAGAGGCTTTGTTGGAGATAGATGTAGCAATTAGGATTCGTCTGAATCTTCTTCTACTACATCGGGCTCGGGCTCAGACTCAACAATAGCTTCGTCTCTACCCTTAAGCAACTCTTCCAAGTTAGCTCTATGAGTACGACTAGCAAAATCTAAAGCCTCGATTACGACTTGCAAATTACCTACTTTTTGTACAATAACAGTTGCTTCTTGCTTTACAGCATCGTCACTAATATTATTTACATCAAAGTTTGTAGTCCCCTCGTCATTGTTGATGGTAATTATCATTAGAATTCTTCTCCATCACCGAATGGGTCTAACTCAGAGCCATCCTGTGATTTTAAAGATACTAAATCAAGTACCTGCATAGCTTGAAAATCCAAGCCTTTAAAGCTACCATATTTATTGTCGGTTTCCCACTCGTTATACTGTACTTTAACAGTCGAGCCATTACCAACAATAGCATCTAATGGTTCTTTATTTTTATCGAAAAGTTTTGGGGCATTTCTTACCATGCCATTTGGTCCATTAACTTTACGTTTTATTGTAAGTGCTCTACCAATAGGTGTCGCACCACCACTCTCATCCTTAACAGATAAGTCTTTTACTTTAAACCCACGAGCTTGAAACTCATCGGCAACATCTTCTCCCACAACTAAGTCAACTGTATACACAGGCTCAAACGTAGTGTTTGGTGTTGTTACTGATGCCCAGTAGGCTTTTCCTTCTAATACTGCCATATAATCCTCCTTTGTTTTGGCATTTTAATGAGTGCATTATACACTGATTAATCTCTAATGTCAAGCAAAATATCTTCCATTGTTATAACAGGATTTTTAAACAGCGTAACAAGGAACTCTTCTCCTTGCTTTTCTATCTCATATCCTGCTTTGCTTTCATAAAATTCTGTATAGTTTTTAGCTACATAATTTTCAAACTTTCTGAGTTCATTTCGGTCAAAGATAGCTGTCTCTCCTTCAGCCATCATCCTTTCGTATATGTAGTTCATGCAACCTCCTGTGTTGACCACCATATAGGCTTAGCTCTATTGCGTTCCCATTTGGCATAGTGTTTTTCGTTAATGCAGTAATCACGATAAGCAATAATAGCATCCTCATTCTTATACTCCTCAGGCATAGCCTGTGCTAGTGGTGTCAGACTTGTATGTGTAATGTTGTCAGGCATCTTACTCAACGGTTCTTCTAGCTTGACCACACTTGCATGTTTCCTACCATACCTGTACTCATACTCAAGTCCTAATGCTAAGAAGTGTTTGTATAACCACGAGTAATTAGAGCTAGATTCTCTAGCCCATATAGTACATGGATGATTCCAGTATGCACGTTTGTAAAGTCCATTAGCATCTGCATACTCATCACCATCTAGTTCTCGGTGTGCTGTGCATAACATCTGTGCTGTTTCCAGTGGCATCTTGACTAACATCTTATCAGGCTGTGCTTCTGCTGATATAGTAGGACACTCATCAAAATAAAATATGTTCATTCACCACCTTCAATTTCAAATGCTTCATTAAGATGATACAGTAAGTCTGCTATGGCATGTACCTCTTGGATATCTATACCACCATACTCAAACAAACTGGTCACACCACTTCTAGATTTACTATAGTTCTTTTTAATCCATTCTAAATGTCTTGCTGGAATTTTAATTGTTATTTGTTTCTCATTCATTTACCTTGCCCTCGTTTAACATATCTATAACTACCAGCATCCCATTTAGCATCTAATAGATTAACCAAATCATATTGTAAACTGTCTAAATTATGAACATCAGACAACCACAAATCATTTGTCTCATGCAAAGTAGATAACATGCTTCTAAGTTTGTTAATGTATTTGAACATATCATCATACTCGCTTGTAGTCAATTCAATAGTTACTTTGTTTTTTAATATTTTAATATTCATTTTCCTTGCCCTCGATATTTTTTGAAGTTGCTTTTCTTGTTCTTGTTCATGGTAGAGAAAGCAACATTACCTCTACCTTGACTTGTCTTTTTACCTCTGCCTTGTGTAGCAGAAGTATGTGTACTCTTCGTCCATGTCTTAGCCATTAATACATGTCCTCCACTTTTTGTAATCTACTTCTTGTGGATAAGCTTTGAACAGTTTATCTCGACAAACTTCATAGCTTTGTCCTTTCTGTTCTTTAACTTCTTCCACGATAAATACTACATTCATTAATATTAAAGCCACCATTAACCCAATTCCAAATCCAAATATTTCACCTTTCATAATGTTCCTCTATCGTTGCTCTGCGTTTATCTCTATACTCTGTAACCCTTCGCCCATCAGCATAGTCAACTGTTTGTTTATACCATAACCCATCTTTGTACCTTGTGTCAATACCTACAACTCGCTTTGCTTGTTTTTCTAACTCAAGCATTTGTCTCTGTTGTTCAACAGCATCAATGTGTTCTGTCATTTTGTTCCTCTCTTTCTTTTTTAAGTTCCATTAACTCATCCCACTTGTAAAACTTCTTAGTCTCTGCATCCCAAAAGTTTCCACGCTGTGCAGTAGTTGGGTAGTGTGGTTCTATCTTTTCCTCATCTACCAAGTACATGTACAAAACTGTTGTCGTTAATAATATAACAACCCCCACTACTATTAATATAAATTCCATAAATAATCCTCTTTAAATAAAAAGATATATTGTATCATAAGCAATCTTTTTTGTCAACTTTCTCATAAAAATCAACACTATACCTCGGATAAAAAGTTTCACTTAAGTTTTTACCTGTTGTTTTCTCGTAGACATACCTTTCATTAACACTATCCTCAGTAATGTTTAAGTTTTTTTCTTCTTGTTTTAAAGTAGGCTCTAACAATTCTTTGTAAAAAGCTTCAATGTTTTTAAACTGAAGATATTTTTGTACTTTCATACCATGATATGCACTATTAAAAAGTCCTGTTCCTCTACCTGTGGTATAGTAATAAGAAAACTTAGCTTTATGTGTATAAATAGAAATATTGTTAGCACCTTTGAGTATGTACTTTAAGTTCTTAGATTCTAAAAACTTGATTACATCTTCACTTGTTTCGTTAGTATATCTTTTCCAAACTTTTTGACCTGTATCAGCACAAGTAAATTGATATACCCAACGACCTTTGTCTTTTTTAGTTGTCATAAAAGTTTTCCTTAGTCAATAGACACATACTTAAAAGGTTTAACAGACTCCATGTTTTCTAAAAAGAATTGTCTGTAATCCCCATCATTATTAATACAACCACCTACTAAAATTTCATCATCATGGTTGTATTTAATATCTGATACAGTCAACAGCATTCGTTGTTCGTACTCACCTGTTTCAATCTTGTGGTACTTAAACATTAAGCCATAGCCATTAAAGAATGCTTTTGATATTGCTTTTTCTACTATTATAGTAGCTTTTTTATAGTCATAGTCTTCACTCATCATTTAGTTCCTCTAGTTTATCTTGTAGTTCTTGAATAGTATCTTGTAAGTCTTCTACAGTTCTTAACAAACCACTAACTTCAATGTTTAAATCTGCCACATCTGATTGAACAGTATCAATATCAGCTTCAAAATCTTCTTGTTTATAATTTAAATCTTCGATACCATCATAAAGTTCCTCGAACTTCCTATCCATTTCAACTTCAGCTATCTCTACATCAGTTGCTTGTAAGTATTTGTTTACTGGTTTTGGTTTTTCTGCATACATTATATTGCCCTCGCATTTATTAAATCAATTACAAAGCCTGAAGTATCCTTCTTGGCTTCACCTTTTTCAATCAGTCCTACCACCACTTGAGTTTCATCTAAGAATCTCATGTCATGTTTGTCCCCATCAATTACTTTCAAACCTTTAAACATTTTAGGTAGAGCATCACGAAAGACTACTGCTATGTTGTTCGAGACTTTATCGAACAGAGTAGCATACTTATCATTGGCTTCAGAGTAAGACCAAGTCAAATGATAATTAGGTATGTGCTCTACCTTACGTGTTGGAATTTTTGTGTAGTCATAAAACTGTATCTGTGGAAACATGGCAAAGATATTTTTATACCCATCAACCTCGATAGTTTCCCATTGAATATCACTTGTACCATTAAGACGTAGGGCAGGTTTTTTACCAAGCCTATCACATTCCTTAAGAAATTTATTTACGTCTTGTACAAGCTGTCTCATAAACTCCTGCTGGTCGTTTAAAAACAGTAGAGATTTTCTAATTCTTGACTGCTGAACATTAGAAAATTTACCCATCCCTGCTGTGTTCAAACAGGCTTCACTACACTTGGCAATCTTAGCATATGGACATAAAGTTCTTTTGCCATCTGCTAAATCATCAGGTGCTAAATAAACTATCCGACTAAAGTATTTGTCAGATAGCTTGTTGCTCTTTTCAATCTTGGTGCTACCACTAGATAGCAAATTATATTTTGGCATGGTTCTTCTCCTTTTCTAAATTTTTATAAAATTTTCCTACTTGTATTATTTGTTTCCAAGTAGCACAGTTTTTAATACTGTTTGCAAGTGCTGACACTACAATAATATTATCAAGTGTGTATCCTTTACTATTGTCTATTCTATCAATAGATGGTGAGGTTTGCCAATCTTGATTGCCATGTTCTAACTTGATGTTAAGTATTGGACATGTATCAGGAAACACAACTTTATCTAATGATAAATTAAACTCTAGTCCTTTTTTCTCTGCCCTGTCCTTTGCTAATTGAATAGATTTTTTTCTAGCATATCTTGGATTTGTTCTTCTTAATTTGTTATAACATAACCTGCATTGTGCTCGATAACCAACACCATTTTTATTTTTTCTAAGTGGAAAATTATCCTTGTTTAATTCTTTGGTTTCATCACAACTATGACATGTTTTGTAAGGCATTAGAGTTTTCCTCCAAAGATATTAACATTTTTATAATAGACTTTACAATAAACTCTTCAATGTAATCATACAGTTCATGCTCTGCAATCTCAGAAGGATTATCACCTGACAATACATCTTGATAGATGTTGTCAATAAATTTATTTTGTTGTGCTTCAGATAGTCTTCCAAGAATTGGAAAGTCTCTCAAGCATACCTCTTCAACGATTTGATATATAGTTTGCATATTTATCTCCTATAAATTAAGTGGTAGTTTTTTGTGTAGGACTACCAACCTACCCCTATCCTAGATTTATACTCACACTCTAGGGACTGATGAGTGTTTGTCCTTCTCTTCTTTAGTTCCACGACTGTTGCAACAATCATTGTGAAACTCGCAGATAGTTCCTCGGACAAATTTGTAGTTAGTGCATGGTGGTTTAGTTCTCATTTACTTTTATCCTAACCTTGATGTTTTCCATGTCCCCGAATTTAATCTAGGATTTATAATGGACTCCAAAGGATTTTATAAGGCTCACTTTCTAACTACAAAATTATTATACTACGAACTAAACTCTGCTGTCAACTCCTCAATAAGTTTGTAGACATCAAAGTCTCCACCCATAGTTTGAAGTCTGAGTTTAGTAGATATCTCATGCTTTTTTGTATAAGGTAGTTGCCATACAAGTTTTAGTTCAGGGATTGAAACACCATATGTTGAAATATTGTCTAACCATATACCTTGTTTAGTAGCATAAGAACTATATTCAAAACCATTAGCTTTTTGAAATCCTTGGACTAAATCTTTTAGTTCTTGTTGTTCAGCTTTGATATTTTCTTCAAGCTTTTTGTATTGTTCAAAAAGTCTTGAAATTACTTCGATTCTTGCTTCAATATCAGATTGAACTGCTTGAACATCTTTACGAGCTTTGAACTTATTAAGTTCAGTAGCTTCAATCTTTTCTACAACCTGTTCTACAACTAGGTCTTGGTCTTTTACTCTCATCTGTGCCATAATATATCTCCATTTATTATGTGGGTTAAAATTAAATGGTAGTTTTTTCTCCACAGTAAACTACCAAATTCTGCACCTTGTTCTTGAGATACATGGACAGGGATTTTAATCCATGCACTACCTAGATTATTATGACTAGGAATTTATAGACATGGGGATACCATATCTAATACGATTCCAAAGTCTTCCTAAGAAAGAAGTCTCTGAGTAGTATTGAATCTCATCAATGATATCCAAAGTATCTTGAACATCAAGATTAGAAGCAATTTCTAGTATCTGCATCCCTGTATTTGCTTTAGTAACAGGTATCTTTTGAGCAAAATACAAGGCATTACTCTCATGCACTTGGTCTTTTTGCTTATAGACTGATACTTTTTCATGGTGAAAAGAATTAAAAGTACGACCTGTGTCAGTACCAAATCTATTCTTTTCTGATCTTACTCTCACAATATTAGCACCAAAGCTGTGTGCTTGATTCCAAATTGCTTGAATCATAGGTGATGCATTTCTAATGCTTTCAGTAGTCGCACTACCATTTCTGCTGTATATCAATTTTGACATATCTATCTCCATAGTTTATTAAGGTTAATAAAGGTGGTAGTTTTTGCAGAACTACCAAACTGGTATACCACCTTTGTATTTATTTATACTCAACTTGGATATACAACTCCCATTGAGTTCTAGTTAGTTTTTACCCATCAACTAGCAAATGGGAATTTACACATACAATCGCAATGATGTCTGTATGGTTCGGGGGAGTTTCATGCAGGTTATCTTTAAACTTTTATTTACGCTGGTGTTTCTCCATGTCCCTGAATACAAAGTGATATTATTTTATCTGATCTATTGTCAGCTCTTTTACTTTATATCCGAAAAGGCTTTGCCCTCGATTCGCTTTACAGAATGCCACAGCCGAAAGCGAATGTCAAGCACAATTATAGTTCTTAAAGATTTTATTAACAAATTTTAATCACTGAAGTTGGATATTCTTTACAGGTATTCATCATATCTGTAAGTAATTTCATAGCAGTATCTACACTACCATGACCATTCTCAGGATTATATTCTTTTTCTGCCCAACTTTTAAACCAATCATGATTTATATCTGATTGATTAAATGTTCTAACAGCATTGTTTAAAACAAACCAAGCATCTTTACCAAGCATACCATAAAAACCATTGATGCCTACTTCGCCCAAACCCTCATCTTCAAAGTTTAAAAACTGTCTAAAAAACTTAGATAAGTTCCAAGTATGATTAAACTCAGCGACAGTTCTGTTAAAAGTATCATCACCACGAACATCTTTATATTCGATTTCAAATCTAATATCATAACTCATAATTTTCTCCTAAATTAAATTGTTTCAATTACCCAAACAGTTCCCATCTCCATAGTATTATCATTGAGATAATTAAATGTAGATGACAACTTCACCCAAGAATCTTTGAAGTTCTTGTATAACATAGCTCTATCCTCTTTGAACGAATAGACTTCTTTATACCTATAACCCTCTGATCTTAGGTATCTTTTTGCTTTCTCTTCATCATTGAAGCTAACAATAATTCTGTGTTTTGCAGATTTAATATCTTCAAACTTAGCAGAATTAATTGATCTTTGAGATTTAGTTAATCTGTTTTTACCACCCATCAATACCCTCCAAGTAGTCAAATTTACAATCGTCAAGAATTTCAAAGTATTCTAAATCTTGACAAAATCCTATAATATCTAAGTGATCTCTCTCACTCATGTTGTCATCAGACGAATCATACAATTCGTTTGGATCATCATTAAGATCGACCTCAAGTCCCTCAAAGTCTGTGTAGTATCCAAGTTCATCTTGGTGTTGTTTAATATCCATATTGCCCTCCTGTGAACATATATTTTATGGTTTTGTCGCCCAGCAAGTGCCGAACCTTTTCAAGCATGGCAGGTCTTGAGCCGAATGTCAAGCCCAACTATAGTTCTTTTAGATATTTTAATTAATTTAAATATTTTATTTTATATTTTATTTAGTTTTTTTTAATAAAAAGGTACAGGTTTTTATATAAAATTCACACAAATGTCACATAAATATTACATAATTGTTACATAATTGACACATAACTTGCATAAATAATATAAAATATGATATAATATTGCCCTCAATGGGGGACGGGAGTTATAAC